CGTCCAGTAGTTCAGGTCATTGTAGCTGCCGTCGGTGAACTCATCGGTAAAGAATTTCCCGTCGAAGTTGTTGAACTTCAATATGTTTTTCCGGTGGCCGTACTCATGGTAAACGTCAAACGAACCAAACGCTGGTTCAACCTCCAGCACCGCCCCGGCCTCGAACCGCAATATCGGCTCGGTCGTTGCAGCGGTCAGCGTCACACGGTCATCAGCCGCCGCGGTCGTGGAATCATACGTCTTATCACTTAGGTAGTTATCCATGCGGAAGGCTTGGTACTTCTGATCTATGCAGTCGATACGCCATGCCCCGTCGACCTGTCGCACCTGTGCCGTCATCGAAGCCAGCAGCGTCTCAAGGATGTCATAGGAAGTCCACAGCGTGCCGTCCTCTTTCCTTACCGAGCGCAAATCAATGTAAATCTTTTCAAGTATCCGTTCGTACACCGGCGATGCCCCGGTGAGGTATTGCAAATTTACAGCGACCTGGTAAGGTAAATCTAACCCAATGTCGCCCAGGATCTCGAAGATGATGGCGTACAGGTTGACGTATGGCGGATCGGGCGGCGCCCCGAACTCCGTCCATGTGCCTTCGATGTTCTTCAGCGATCCCAGCCCGTCCGTTGCGTGTATGGTCACAATGTACGGTGCCGGCTGGAATGGTTCTAAATATAGTTCAGGGTTGATCCAGCCGCGCCACTTCAGCGTCCCAGCAACGGTAAAGTTGACATAGTGCTGCTTGTTGGTGCCGGTGAACAACTGAAGATACTGAAATGATGTCGAGCTGACCAGTTCAATGTAAGCCTCAGTCGGTTTGATGCAAGTGTACTTCGGATCCCCGGCAGCCATCATCTCTATACGGATAGGTGTCTCACCGCCCTTAACTTCGGTCACAGCACCCGCGAACCCGTCACGATAGATTGATATGATGCACTCGTTGCCAGCCGCATCGTCAAACGTACACCGGTATAGTTCACCGTAAGCCATCGTTATCCGTATCTTTCTTTTTTACTGTTCTGCTTGTTGACAATATACACCAGGTCTTCACCCCTGATGCGCCATTCACCCTGCGCACCCGGTGACTGATAATTAATCTTTCCTGTTATCCCTCCGCCGCCCGCCGAGTTGAACATGCCGCTGCCGAAGCCGCCTATCAAACCACCAACCATACCCCCGACCGGGCCGCCTATTGCCGTACCTGCTATCATCGCCGCCATCTTGATTAACATTTGCAGGAAGATCTCACCGAAGTTGGCGCCCTTCTGAAATGCCTGTGCCATCGCTTCACCCAAATCAATAAATGCGACCTGTGCCACGTTTGCCCAGTCGATCGTCTCCTGTATCTTATTGTTGAAGAAATCCAGCTCCACCGGCCTTGCGGTCAGCATCCCGGGTGTTTTTGCGTTGCCCTGAACTTGCAGCCCGCTTATATTCATGTAATCCTCCAGCGTTGAGGATCCGCCACCGGCACCGAACCACAGATGACCGTTTTCGGCCATGTCCTGCAAATGTTCAGCAAGCGGTCTTACGGCTTGAGATGCTTTCTCTGCTGTTTCAGCGATAGCACTAAATAGTTTGGGTAATGGCGCACTATATGGATCTGGATAATTACCTTGCCCCGTCAATATTCCAGCGCCGACCAGCGACTGCGCCCCTATGCCACTCATAGACAGGTCGCTTGTCCCCTGTGGATAATATTTCCTGTCTCGCGGCGACTTTACCAACGGCGTCCCGTCTAAGGTTGTCGGTAATCCCGGCCCCTTTATGTTCGATATACCTAAGAACATCCGCCATGCACCGCCCGCATCTTCGACTGCTTTCAGGAAGTCGTTCAGTTTCAGGATAGCGAATTGTAGATTATAGGTCACCACGTTCCAGCCACCCTCATCACCCATCGTCTCAAGCAGCTCACCCCATGCCTTATCCAGTTGCGTGATAGCCGCCTCCTGATTCCTTATCTGTGATTCAGCTACACCGGAAAACTCGGCAAGCACATCCAGGACGCTATTATATCTTTCAGTTGAATTAGCTAAGCCATCCAGCTTTAACCCCGTCTTGCCGAATGTTTCACCCGTTTGTACAAGTGCCTTACCTACCTGTTTCGCAGCCTGGTCGAGATCTATCCCCATTGCCGCCGCATAGTCAAGCACCAACGGGATCAGCTCCTTTAATTTAGCTACATCCTTTGTGTAAACAGCAAGGATACTCTGCGCCCTGATTATATCCTCATCGTTAAATAATGACTTCCATTGCAGCTTGTCGGCCTGTGCAATTAAATCATCAGTGACTGCCTTACGTTGCTTTAACAGTGTCGTCAATTGCGCCTCAGCCTTCTGTTGCTGACCGGCGGCGATCATGGCCTGCTTACCGAAATTGATAATGGCTGAAACAGAGAATGCGGCCGCTATTCCGAGTCCAATATTCTTGATGCCTGCCGCAAAATTATCAGCCTGGGATTGTGACTCCTTTAACCCCTTCTTAAAGGCGGTGTTATCAAGGATCTGTTTATATCGTAGCTGTGTCTCTTTAGACATTGTGTGCGGTTTTTTGTGTTAATTTACCTAACGCATCCCTGATTTTATTGGTCACCGATGTATTTGTCATGGCAACAGCATTTCTGATGAACGGATGCTCTTTAGGTGGTTTGTAGAATTTAGTCCCACCGATATATATTTGATCGTACCAGGCTTTGACTATCACATAATAAACCAGCTTATACCTTTTACTTGTACGAAAAACAATGCTTCTCCGTAAATTACCAGCAGGATGATTTCGTGAAGGATAGCGCCTGTTGCTTTGCACGCCTTTTTCACTTCTGCCCGCAAGCCCTTTCGCTTTATTGATTATTTCCCTGTCGGCATCCTTGAATATCTTAGCAATGTCACGCCGCCGCACATTTCCCATTTCCAGAAGATTGTTTATGCTTCTGTCAAAATCCCTGTGATCCACTGTTAATGATGTCGCCATTGTCAGTTATAAAATTTCTTATCCTCACTTTCTGCCTCCGGGTTGAAGTACCGCCCCATCTTACGTGCGAAGTATTCAGCCTCTTCCTCTGTCATCCGCACCACATCATCGACCTCCCACGGGAAGCGTATCAAATCTTTCGGCGTGTTCAACGATCCTTTCCTCGCGTTGGGTATTGCCAGTATCCAGGTCTGCCACCGTGTCCGCTCCCATTCTGCCTTCTGTTGCATTTCAAGTTTCAAATAATAACCCCGCTGCTTCTCGTACCACTCCTTCAGAGATAGTCGCCAGAAAACGGCGGGGTCAAGTCCCATCTGTCCGAACGCCAAAGCCATCACATCATCCCATCCTGTTACTTTTTTTTTGACTCCCCCGCCGCCTCGCTCTTCTCGAACTTCGGTATGCTGTCCATCAGCACCGCGGCCAGCTCCTTCCGTTTGGATTTCGTCAGCTTGTCTTCCCACTCCGAGACATCCTCCCGCGTGAAGTCCACTTTCTTGCCGATCTCCTTGCAGTGTGCGACCGCGCCGAAGTATAACATCTCCACCGACAGGTCATCCATAGAGGTCTTGCGGATCTTCTCAAAATCCCATCCGTTGGCAGACCACAACTGATACCAGGCGAACATGTCGAACAAAAACCCGCGCGTCTGCTTGCACGGGATGAAACCCAGCCGATTGCACCTGACCTCGATCTCAACGTAATGCGGTAACTTCATACTCATTATGTTTTTGCCACGCTGTATACCGTGCCTGTGCTTTCGATCGTCGCGCTGTACGTGACCGGTGCGTCGTTCGGTGAGTCAATGGAGCATGATGTCACATACCCGGTGAAGTACCAATATCTGTCGCCACTCGTGTTGGTTGAGAACTTGCATACCGCCGATGTCCCTGCTATAAGCAAATCGCCCAGCTTGTCCGCGTTGACTGTTGAATCCAGCGCGACCAGTCCGTTGACGGTGATCGTTGCCCACTTCGTACCCATAAGAATACTACGGTACAAACTCGAATCCTTCGATGTGATGTTGATGACTGTGCCGTTAATGCTTAGTGAGTTCGATGTCGTGTAAGCCTGCAACACGCCGCCGACATATAGTCCTAAGGTTCGCCCGTTGAAAGGCCCTGTTGTTGCCATTTATCTTTGTTTTAAATTGTTTATCCTCTGTATATTACTTTAACTGTCAATGTCGCTATATATCCCCAGCCGTCCTTGACCTTAGCTGTTTCCGGTTCATCTTTAGCCACTGTAAACGAGTAGCCGGTAATGTCTGTAAATTCATAACCCGTCTGTGATTGGTCGCGGTACAGCGCCGTCCGTACATAACCCGCGTAGGTCTCGCATAACGCCACGGTGTCGGCGTATATGTCCATCTGCACCTCTGCCACATCGAACGCGGCCATGTCGCTGGTCTTTGTCTCATTCTCAATAGTTTCAAATCCTACAAGATCAAGCACTATGCACGGGTAGTCAGCGTTCAGGGGTAGTTCAATGTAATGAATCCTGTCGCTGAACGCAGCCAGGCAGGTTGCGTTGGCGTATATCGCTGCGTATGTTTTCGTTAAGAATTGCATCAGCTTTTGTTTTCATCCAGTGAATGAAACACCCGGTAAGGTGTAGCCAGCCGTTGCCACATCGTGAACAGCGTGCGCACCTTGTCGTCACGGTTAATGTAGAGGTCTGTGGCAAGCAACAGTATCGCCTGACGCACCGGGGCCGGGACCGCGTTCGGTGACGTGAACCCCGCCACAAATCGCACTGTGACCGCATCGAACTTGTCCTCGTTGGTCGACGGTATGCTTACGTTAGTCGTATAACGCAACCTGAACGGCTGTTCATAGAGGTTATAGAAGTAATTCGTGGCCGCCCAGGTCTGCTGCACACCCGAGGTGTCGTAATACTTCACGCTTGTAATGCTCTTTATCGGCGAGAATGGCAGTACAATACCATAGGCAGGAAATCCGGTAAGGTGAAAGTCATACGTCGAGTCCATCAGCTTCATCCCCGTGAACACTTCGATCTCCTCCTGTGCCGCTGCAATGAGCTGCTCTAGGAGAAGGTCGTCACCCGTGCCGCTGATGCGTACGGGCAACTGCGCCTTCAACTGTGTTACGCTCACCGCCGCCGAGGTAGCCGCCGTGATCAACTGGGTAGATGTTACGATGTCGCTCACTTCTTCTTTGCTTTTGCCTTTACCGTTGGTTTAGGTTTAAGGACAGGAGACAGAGGGGTGGTTACCTCCGCTTTAGTTTCCTGTGCCTTTTTCACACATCCCGCTCTAAGGAGTCGGGCGGATAAGACTTCATCCAGGTCGAGGAGGTCACCCTTGCGGGCGACGACCTCGTTGAATGAGAAGTCAATGGTTGCTTCTAGCTTCATTATTGTCAGGATTAGGTTCCCATCCTTCTGAGGTACTTGACCGACGCGTAGGTCGTGGCATTTTCCCAGATCCTCTCGCTATCGAATCTCTGAATGGCGATAAAGCCAGTCCTGAATAATTCCGCATATCTTTCCGTAAGCCTTACCAGCATGGTCGGGCCAGCGTAACGGATCACGAATTTGGAGAAGTCGCCCAGGATCATGTGACGGCTTAAAGCTGATGTTACCGATGTGGCAGTAAGCTCATTAGCTACCCACCATTTCAAACCCATGAAAGTCGGAGGAGCGCCCTGTGCCAGTGACGGCTGCCAGAGTGACTGTCCGGTTGTAGCCGTGAGGCTCAACAGGTCGAAATACTGCGACTGATGAAACATAAACCCAGACTTCGGCCCCTGAAGGTTTGCCCAATCAACGGTCTTCATAAACTGCAAAAGACGTGCGTATGTGATAGTGCAGTCACCGGTAAGCAACCCTTTAGCGGCTGCCCTTGCCAATCCTTGCGGCTGACTGGAGCCGGTGCCGGTCATGGCTGCGGTTGCGATTGCACGCCACAGACGCTCGCCAAGTACCTGCCCTATGGCGGTGTTGAGGTCAAAGTCAGCATCTTCCAGGTCGGAATTGTTGACCGTGATCCCCTGGGATGAATAGATATACGCATTGAAGGTCTTGCGTGCCAGCGTGACCGCGTCGGAATTATCGAATCCATCAGTTCCGGCAGCCTCCAAAGCTCCGGTATAGCTGGTGTCGTCAACCGTCGGCCATTCGACCTGGTTGCCTTTGGGTGTGCGCCATTCAGTCACGGCATCGAACCATCCGGCATAGTATTTCTTCGCCGTCTCGATCGTCTGCATGACATCGGTTGTCTGAACATAGGTTCCGTTGGTCAGGTTGCCGACAGCACGAAGCTGGATAGCTTCACCCATCTGATCCTTGCCGGCCCCCAACAGTGCGCGCTCTTCAGGGTTCAATCCCTGGTTACCGAGCCTTGCCCACTTGTTGATAGCGGCGTTCATCTTCGCGGTCCGTTCACCGATGGTGTCCGTCTGTTCACCGTTCTTGTTGTAGATTGGCTGACCCAGTGAACGCTGCACCTCGGCCAGCTTCTCTTCACGATCAATGACCTCCTGGATCTCGTTCATCTTCGCCATCGCATCGTCGAACAGTTTGCGTTCGTCGGCGGTGACCATGCGGCCTTCGTCTTCGGCGATCTTGATGATCTTCTGTGCCGCGTAGAAAGCCTCACGCTTATTCTTGTACAAATCGGTTAGATTCATTTTTCTGATTTTAAAGTGTGAATATTTAGGTTTACTTTCAGTTGCCATTGTTCACGTTCACGGTTGCGCCGCGCCCGTTCATCAGCAAGTTTTATCTTGGTGTCGCCGTTGTCGTGTAAGGTCAGCGCCGACTTTAATTTCAACATTTCCAGTTGCTCCGCGTCCGACATCCGTTTGGTGTCCTCTTCCTCTTTTCTGTCGGATTCCACAGATTCGCCAGTAAGGATGCCGACCAGCCCTTTCAATGTCATCTTCTCGATGTCGCCGCGCTCGTACTTGCCCTCCAGCTTCTCTTCCAGCAGGTCGATCAGGCTTGTGATGTCGTCGCCCATCTGACGCTTTACCGCTGACGGGTTGGAAGGGATGTTGACTATGGACCACTCCAGTAATTCAACATCACGGAAATATTGCGTAGGGTTTTCACCGTCTTCGGCTTCCCGTCCGCGTCCCCATTCAGGTTCGCCCATTGACGCAAAACCAACCGAGGCCGTGCGCAATGTCCCAAACTTGACCTTCTGGAATATCTTTTCAGCCAGGGGGTTGATCTCCGGCGGCTCGAATGTCACGCGACCGATCAGCTGCTTGCCCTCGGTGAACACTTCAGCCCTGCCGATGATGTTATCAGGGTTGTCCTCTGCGAAGATGCTGCCGTATATGTTATGGTTATAACCGACCACGGGATTACGTTTGTAGTTGTCCAGCCTCCACGCCTTGAGCGGGATCACCGTCCCGTGACGGTCGCGGGTTTCGTTGCTAATCACAAACTCAACCGTCCGCGTCTGGTCGATGTCCTCACCGACTTTGCGAAGTTCACCGAAACGATACATTGTATTTTCCATTGCTTTCATCTTCTTTAAATTCGATTACCTGTGTCAAATCAGCAAGCACGCGACCTTTACGCGATACGTTAGTCGATAATACTTTTAAAGCATATCCCGGCTTCTTCTTATTCTTCTTCTGTCGGAACAGTGCTATCATTTTCTTTTTCCTTAGATGATTCATAATTCATTTTCTCCTCGCGTTCGGCATCAGTCATCAGGTTCATTGGGGTCAGTGCATCATCGCCGCCCGTGATCTTAGGCATGTTCTTCAACTTACGAACCTCGTTGCGGGTCATCCACCCGTTTTGGATGGCGGTCATGAAATACTGTGCCTGTGATGCCAGGTCGCTTCTTATCAGGGCATCCATATTGAACTCGACATAAAAGTCTGGGTTGTTGCCCAGTAGCTTCCAGTTCAGTTCTTGTTCCCATGCCCTGACACGTGGCCGGACGTTCATCTGGGTGAATTGCAGGAACTGGCTCTCAATGTTGGAGAAGGTCGCACGCTGGTTGTTGTTGAGCATGTGTTCGGGCAGGTTGAACCACCGCGCCACCTCCGTGACGCTAAACTCCCTTGATGTCAGGAACTGGGATTGCTCCGGTGAAAATGATAGCACGTTGACTTTCATATCATCCTCGGTGACAATGACTTTGTTCGCCGCCAACTGTTGCTGAAACTGTGTACGTAAACGGTCGCTCACCTCTGCAGGCATTTTGCCGGGGTGCGACAACAGGAAGGATTGACGCATGCCGCTACGAAAGAAGTTGTTGCCTGACTTTTGCGTCTGCAATCCAAACTCTAAACTATCCTTAGCCACGTCAATCGGTGAACGTCCCATGATGCCATCGAACGACATCGACTTGCGGTGTATCATGTCCAGCGAGCTGACGTTATCCTTGTACGTGTCGCCGTTGTCCAGCTTCAGCTTATAGGTCAGCTCCACGCCCGATGACTTCACCTCTACATTGTTGTGATGGAACCACCGGAGCGCAATAGGTTCACGGAGTTGATTACGAACGATGTAAGCATAGCCGTTGCCGTAAATGTAGCACGACATCTCCATCAGGCTGAACCAGTCCGATGGCGTGTGCATCAGGTTCGGTGACACATGCAGCAGGCGATATACCTGGTATTCGTACGGGTTGCTCTTGGTGACCGGTTCGGGATCTCCGTTCTTTTTGCGTTTGAATACGGTTACGGGAATGTTTATGGAGTTAGCCAGTATGTTGATCGCCTGATAGACCGAGGCTAACGTGGTGCATGTTTCGGTGTCAACCTTTACGCGGTTATGTCCTTCATCGAAAAGAGCATTGAGAAGTTCACCGGGGACGTTTAACCCTCCGCGCTTCTTAATGTCAGCGAGTTCGGTCTGCAACTTGGTCAGTTGCTGCGAATATTTAGGGAACAGTAAATCGCTGAAATAAGACATCCCGAACCTTTTTCGCAAAGTTCAGGATGAATCAGGTTGACAGGCTCGTAAAATTCTTACTTTCGGGGTGTTAAAATTCTTACTTTTTTTATAATGGCTCCTCGGCAAGTATGTCCTCATGTTTCACAAACAGGTAATCTTCATACGAGAACCCCGCATATTGCTTGTATATGTAGCGCTTGCCGACCTCAACGCCCTCGCATTGTTCACCGGCACTTACCACAATCCCGCGCCAGTTGTAATCCTTTGCGCTGTCTGGTATGATTATCAGATTGTTAGTTGATGTTGCTTGAAGTTCAGGTTTAAGTATAACCCAGTCGCGAATTGCTTTCATTGATTTATTTTTGTTGCGTTCCACATATACTTGAATTGTAAATTCTGCACGAACTCCCGCCGTAAGTCGCCCGTGATCGGGTCGGAAGTCCAGTAGTGTGACGACTTCTGTTGGTCATGGATGCGATAATAATAGACGACCTTAGGCACGTACCCGAACTTGCACCCGGCTAAAGCCATACGGAAATGTATATCGTACTCCTCCGCCGTCCACATCTTCTCATCATACAGCGGCATCTTAGCGCGACGGTATAGACAGGTGCCGCCGTGGATCAGGTTCTCGTACGCCATATCGCTCACGGTCTTAGGCAGCACCGATTGATGCACCTCGCTTTGTCCGTGTTGGCTAAAGTTGATCGCATCAGCACACACAAGGTCTAAATTGTTGTCCTCTGCGAAGTTGTATAGGTTATGTAAACAGAAGGGGTCCAACTTGTCATCCTCGGCAAGTATCTTTATGAACTTGCCCTGCGCTCGTTCAAGTGCTTTGTTGATGTTTACGCTCAGGATGTCGTCACCCTGCTGGACGATGACCTCGTAGTCGTGACCCAAAGTCATTAGTTCTTGCCGCTTTGCACTGTCGATGGCTTCGGACAGGTAACCGCGATCGGTGCGGTATGGGATTATTATACTTGCTTTCATTGTTTAGGATATATAAAGATTACACCACGTCTTGCCGCTTCCGCCTGTTGGTTATGTTCGTACGCAAACCCATTTGGGTAGCACTCCTTCAGCGCGGGTAGGATATAATCAAAGTCCAGGTCTTGTCCGTTGTATGTGTCGTAACCTAAGCCGTCAACTTTAAAGTCATGGATGACGATAACAGGGAAGGCACATATTTTGCCTATCGCACGGATCTCGCGTAATAGCGGCCAGTCATTTTCCCAGTGCGCATCGAGGTAGAACAGGGTTGGTTCATTGAATTTGCCCCGTTCTAAAAATAAAACTGAATCAAGAGGATACGCATTAATGTTATTATAGTGTTTTACTCTTTCATACCCTATCTTATGATATTCAGGGTTTATTTCTACCGTGAACACTAACTTAAACATCTTCCCCAGCTCCTCCGCAGTGTAACCGTAATGCGTCCCGGTCTCAACCGCGACCTCGATCTTGAACCGGTCGCGCAACTCTTCTATTTTGCGCTTCAAATGTATGTCGCCCGCAAATGCTTTCATGACCACCTCCTCCATCTTTTGTTGACTAAATCCGTTTGTATGCCGTCGTTGTAAATCTGGTCGTCCCATATGCCGGGGCCGTCCCATAGCTGCGTCACGAATCCTTCCTGGTGTTCGACAACGATCTGCGGCACCCTGTCCTCGTTGCACTTCAGCGCCATCCACAGTTGCGACATGTTTGGGTACAGGCAGTAATCGAACGACATCTTTATCGTGTCCGAGTGCCATGCCATCACCCCGTCACCACCGCATCCAGCCGTGTTTGCACTTAAAATATAGTGGTCGCCCTTAACCTCGGATAATGCCTGAAACGCACCGCCGCCCGGGATGTTCACCCCCTCTTTACGGTCACGGTAGAATGAAGCGATCGGCTCATCATGGCTGGGGATATACGGCCAGACGCGACCGTGAAGTGTGACTACCGCTTTACGTTGGTATTGCTCTATTTTGCTGATCATATATTGCACGTAATCGGGTGCGTATTCCAAATCATCATCCATTGTGAAGATGTAGCCGCTCTGAAAACGTACTCTATAATACTTCGCCGCATCGGTCAGGGAGTTATCAAGGTAGGACAGCAGGATCTTCGGGTGATCGAGGTAGGGGGGCTTATAACCCTTCTCGTAACCGTTCATAGACACGTGGAGAAGATCGACCTGGTCGATAACACTCTTGATCATCAGCGGTAGTACATCTTTACGGGCTGGGTAGGTTGCCACGTTGGCGTGAATCATATCGCGAAAGTCCTCGTAACCGCTCATCTTCCCCTCCCTCTTCCTGATTTGGTGTCCTTATCCCATACGCCCGCGATCAGGATAACGGTGAAGAATGCAATGGCAGCGATCACCGCGTATGTTACTATTTCAAATGCTAAGTCTGTGTTCATTTCCTGTTGGTTGTTATGTTAAATGTTCCTGCGCTTTGTTTGTTTTTCGTTTGCTTTTTGAACCGGTGCCGTCCATCGGTAAGCATCCATAACAGGATGAGCATGATGATCAGGCACGCGGCTGTGATTAAGTGGATCATCAGGTATATGCTTTTACCCATTTCGGTATAATTTCCATATGGCACGAGTCCAGGTCTTGTGGCACATCGATCTGCAACCGGTAACCGTTCATGAACCTGTCGTTCATCTTCATCGCATCCCATTGCATATTGCGGTTGTTGACCGTGTCGTTGACCAAATTGAGCGGGATGTTGATGATTTTCGGTTTGTCGTAACATATCATCTGCGGGCGGTCTATCGGGTCGGCTGCCATCATGCCCTCCAGCTCGTTCGGGTTGTTGAAGTCGATGGCGGATAAGGTCATATTCAGATCTTCGGTCTTGAAGATATGACCATCCACAGACATTGGATAACCCCAGTACGATTTCCGGCCCTGCCAGGTGAAGATCCGCATACGTCCCGGTGTGAATTGCGGAGGCTCCAGCGGTATGTCTTTCGTGTAAGAATAGGTCACATTCGGGTGTAGACGCAATGACAGACAGGCTATCTTGTCGTTGCGTATGAACTCGTTATACTCATCCGTACCGGGACGGTAATGGTTCACGAATACATCATCATCGGTCAGGAAGGCGGTTGTGTCGGCGCATAACAGATTCATCACATCGTAGCGGAAGTTGGTCTGCTTGATCCAGTGGCAATACCTGTACTCATCTATCAAATGCCTGTATGCCACTGCGTACTCATACCCGGTCGCCTTATAGATGATGAACGGGTGGGCGTGCGGCACGTACTTCTTCATCGACCTCAGCAACAGGTCTAGTTGCGCCGCGCGGTCTTTCGAGAATATTATCCACTTTGTCATAACAGTTTACGGTATTCGTTGCGTATTTGCTCTTTAACCTCGTTGCGCCACGCCTTGTTATCAGCATTGACGACATTATAGCTGCTGCCTGACTTCATGTCCTTATGAACGCGGTAACACGCGACCGGCTCGCAGATGTGATGGAAGCGGTAATTCTTTACGAACAGTCTCAGGTTCAGCTCGTACTCTTCAGCGGTCAACAGTGATTCATCCAGGGAATTGTCCAGTAGCACATCGCGGCGGTACATGCACCCGGCCTGGTTGATGGGGTTGTACTCGATGAACTCGAACAGGCTATCAGGTACTTCCTGCATATACAGGTAGGGTTGTTCAACATCACCAAACACCTCCACGTTGCCCATGATCAGGTCGGACATCCTGCCTTGATACAAGGATTGCAGACAGTTCGGCAACAGGACATCGTCGTCGTGCAGCCATTTGATGAAGTCCCCGCTCGCACGCCTTACCGCCTCGTTGGTGTTTTGCGCCATCGTCTTCGTGGCGTCTTTCTGAAGGATGATCTCATAGGTGCCGTCAAAGTCCTGGTTGATGGCGCTCTCAATGGCTTCCTGCAAGTAACCCCGGTCGTGATGGCAGATGATACAGATTGATACGTCGTACTTTTTCATGTTATATACTGTTTTTGAATGAATTATAATTCTTATACCTTACTTCCCCGGTCAGCTTGCGGTGACACTCGTTGACATCGTTGAACGACCGCTCGATGGTCAGGTCGTTGTCTTTAGCATTCTTATACACGGCGGCCTTGAACCCGTCACGGGTGAACGTGTCCTGTATGCTTAGTCCCTCGATGTTGAACTGCTCCCTGACCCATGACGCATCGACCTCCTCACCCTCGTCGATAAACATGAAGGGGTTCAAATTCGTATAGCTTTTCACATCCAAAACGGTAGGGGTGCGCCCGTTGTCGATCAGATGACAGTAATACCCGGCGCTGACGATCTTCTCATCGCTGCCGCCGTCCATGCCGAACGGCTTCTCAGGCCACAACGGGAAGCACTGCTCAACGATGTCGCGCCTGACACAGCGACCGGGGCCGATGGCGGTCACCTGATCGAAGTGGTTAAGATGATACCCTTCTACGAACAGCGCCTTGTTCTCGATGATGTCCAGCACGTACATGTTTTTGATACCGAAATATTTGCTCCCGGTCAGGAAATAATCCTCGTACAGATCCCACAGCGTCCGGGTGTATATGTCGTCGCTGCCCATGTCCATCAGGTAATCCCATTCATATTGCAACGCCTCCAGCAGACCGTTGTTCTTCTTCGCCCCCAACGGGTCATTGCCAGCTGAACAGACCCGGTAACCGGAGGTCAGCTTTCTCAGCTGCATATAGTCAGGGTCTTCGGGCGACAAGATGAACAGCGGCATCAGCTGAACGTAATCCGGTATCGTCCGCTCTATGTTGCGGATGAACAGCGCCACGATCTCAGGCCGCCGCCACAGGGGTACAAGCATCAGGATTGTTTTCATGGTTAAAAAGCTATTAAATCGTGTCCGTCACTATATGAACTTACATTCTTTTTTGTCTTCGACTCCATCCATTGCGCGATTGCCATCACCAGCGCCACCACGCCGTCAACCTTGTCTGTGGATTTATGTTTCACTATCTTGATGTTGTCGTTGGCATCGCGGTAAATCTTTACGTTCGAGACCATCCAACGCAGGACAGGGTTGCCGTAATGGTTTAACTGTCCCTTTGCGACCATGATGTCGAGTTGTTTGGTCGGCGAACTCAGCGCGGTGATCGACTGGTCACATGGCAGCATCTCAACCGCGTCCGACAGGCCGACCACAATGGGGGCCGCGAACTTACGGTCATAGCCGATGGACTGTATATTGTACTCTTCCGATAATCTGCGGATGTCGTTTAGGATCATGTTATGATCAACCGCATTACCTTCGACGGTCGTGATCCATCCGCTGTTTGTCCATTGCGCAAAATCCACAAGCTGCATTATTCGTTTGTCGATCATGTCAGCAGGAATCCAAAACCACATCAGCACGTCCGCCGTGTCCTCATCCTTGGGGAACAACAGACACAAGCTATTGAAGTCACGGGTGGAGGCAAGGTCCAGGCCGCCAAAGCACAATTTGCCCTTCAACAGTTCAGGGTCGCCGCCCTGGTCGCACGCCGTCCACTCACTATCCTGAATCCATGCCTCGTAGGTTTCCGTCCACTGGTTCAAGTGCAGGCGGCGGAAGGTGTTCTCGTACGATGAGTTCGCGATGACCTTACCGTATTCGATTGCCAGATTGTCATAACTTATAATCGTACCCAGTCCTGGGTTCGCCATCGCCCAGGTATTCGGGTCGCTGATGTCGTGCTTATCATCGACGGTATAGATAAGCCCCAGGACACTGTCATCGGT